GCGCATACGCATTTCATGGAGATCGCAGCCTGCTGCCAGCCGCCTCTCGATCAGGCCGAGCTCGACAGTATCTGGCGCAGCGCACAGAGGTTCTTTGATAAGGTCTCCGCGCAGGACGGGTATATCCCGCCTGAACAGTACAATCAGGAGCTCGCCCTCAAGCCCTCCGACTATTCCGATGTCGGACAGGCCACGGTGATGGCGCGGGAATACGAAGCCAAGCTCCGCTATTCACCCTCGACCGATTTTCTCGTTTACAACGGCTGCTTCTGGGACGAGTCAAAGCCCAAGGCCCAAGGCATCGCACAGGAACTGACCGCAAGGCAGTTAGAGGAAGCCGATGTCGAACTCAAGAAGGTCACCGACGAGATGGTCAAGAACGGCGCGTGGGAGCTGCTTGCCTCGATGGGACCTAAGAAAGCCGCTGCCGTGTTCAGCGATGTTCAGGCGCGGTCCTTCCAGAAGTATGAGAACGCCACCGCCTACCGCAACTACGCCATAAAGCGCCGGGACTCCAAGTACATCACGGCGGCAATGAAGGAAGTGCGTCCGATGGTGGAAATAGACCAGAAACAGCTGGACGCGGACGAGTTTCTGCTCAACACTCCCTCCGGCACATACGACCTGCGCGTCGGACCTTCCGTCATGCACGAGCACGCGGCTACTGACTTCATTACAAAGCAGACCACGGTCGATCCCGGAACGGATGGTACGGATATCTGGAAGGACGCGCTGGAAACCTTCTTCTGCGGCGATGCTGAGCTCATTTCCTATGTTCAGGAGATCGCCGGACTGTCCGCAATCGGCAAGGTGTGCGTCGAAGGATTGATAATTGCCTACGGCGAAGGCCGCAACGGAAAGTCAACCTTCTGGAATACCCTCGCACGGGTTCTGGGAACCTATAGCGGCAACATGTCCGCTGACACCCTGACGGTCGGATGCAAGCGAAATGTCAAGCCTGAGCTGGCCGAGGCCAAAGGCAAGCGTCTCATTATCGCTGCCGAGCTGGAGGAAGGCATGCGCCTGTCCACGGCAAATGTCAAGCAGCTCTGCTCCACGGACGAAATCTACGCGGAGAAAAAGTACAAGGACCCGTTCAGCTTCGTGCCTACTCACACCCTCGTGCTCTATACGAACCACCTGCCGAAGGTCGGTGCGCTCGATGACGGCACATGGCGCAGGCTGATCGTGATCCCGTTCAACGCCAAGATCGAAGGCAAATCGGATATCAAGAACTATGCCGACCACCTCTTCATTCAGGCCGGTGGCGCGATCCTCACTTGGATCATGGAAGGTGCCAAGCGCGTGATTGAGAAGGACTACCATATCACGAAGCCGACCGTGGTTGAGGAAGCGACCCGCAAGTACAAGGAGAATAACGACTGGCTCTCGCAGTTCTTTGACGAGTGCTGCGTGATTGACCCGGACGGGACTGCCAAATCCGGCGAGTTCTATACCGCATACCGCAGCTATTGCATGCAGGTGGGCGACTATATTCGCAGCACGACCGATTTTTACACCGCCTTGGAAGCGGCTGGTTTCGTAAGGCACAAAACCAAGGCTGGAATCGTGATTTCTGGCTTGCAGCTTAAGTCAGATTTCATGGAATAAACCGAAAGGTGCAGGTCGTGAAGGTCAAATCTATAACTTTTCTTATAGCCCTGAAAAAACAACATATAAGAAAACTTACGGAAATGAGGTTCACGACCTGCACCACCCACTCTAATCCCTGACGGAGGAACCATTATGAGAGAAAAAACGATAGAGCAAAAACTTGTAAACGCAACGGAAAACGACGGCGGTCTTGCACCGAAGTTTGTGAGTCCCGGCTTTGACGGGATGCCGGACAGACTGGTGCTGCTGCCGGGAGGCAAGATAGGCTTCGTGGAGGTCAAGGCACCGGGCAAGGAACCGAGACCTTTGCAGGTAGCCAGACACGAACTACTACGCAGGCTGGGCTTCAAGGTTTATGTCCTTGATGACCCGGAGCAGATCGGAGGGATTCTGAATGATATACGAACCGCATGACTACCAGAAATATGCGATCCGGTACATTGAGGAGCACCCGCTTGCAGCAGTCCTTTTGGACATGGGCCTTGGTAAAACGAGCATTACGCTTTCTGCCACAGCCGACCTGCTGTTTGACAGCTTCGAGGTTCACAAGGTGCTGGTCATCGCTCCGCTTCGAGTAGCCCGCGATACTTGGAGCGCCGAGATCAAAAAGTGGGATCAGCTGCACCACCTCATCTACTCCGTGGCGGTCGGAACCGAGGCAGAACGAAAAGCAGCCCTTCAAAGAAAAGCCGACATCTATATCATCAACCGCGAGAATGTGCAGTGGCTCATTGAGGAAAGCGGCATCCCGTTTGACTTCGATATGGTCATCGTGGACGAGCTCTCTTCCTTCAAGAACCACAGGTCAAAACGCTTCAAGTCCTTGATGCAGGTCAGGCCGAGGGTTAAGCGCGTGGTTGGGCTGACAGGAACTCCGGCCAGCAACGGACTGATGGACCTGTGGGCTGAGTTCAAGGTTATCGACATGGGCCGTCGTCTCGGACGCTTTATAACGGGGTATCGCCTCGACTACTTCGTGCCGGACAAAATGAACGGCCAGATCGTTTACAGCTACCGCCTGCGTCCCGGTGCCGAAGCCGCAATTTATAACAAGATTTCGGATATCACAATTTCCATGAAATCTACCGACCACATCAAAATGCCGGAGCTTATTTCGAGCGAATATCCCGTATATCTCGATCCTGATGAACAGGACACCTACGACGAGATGAAGAAGCAGTTCGTTCTTGACCTACCTGACGGCGAAATCTCTGCTGCTAACGCGGCGGTCCTTTCCGGGAAGCTCTCCCAGATGGCAAACGGCGCGATTTATCAGGATAACGGCGGCATCACCGAAATCCATAACAGAAAACTCGACGCTCTGGAGGATATCATCGAATCCGCAAACGGCAAACCGCTGATGGTGGCCTATTGGTATCAGCACGACCTTGACCGGATCATGAAACGGCTCCACGACAAGCACATTCCGTTTTCCAAGCTGGACTCTTCCGATAGTATCCGCAGATGGAACAACGGCGAAATCCCGGTGGCCCTGATTCACCCCGCTTCTGCCGGACATGGCCTGAATCTGCAATCCGGTGGAAACACCATCGTGTGGTTCGGGCTTACATGGTCCTTGGAACTCTACCAGCAGACCATAGCAAGGCTCTGGCGGCAAGGCCAAACCGCAGAAACCGTCATCGTGCAGCACATCATCACGGACGGGACCATTGATGAGCAAATTCTCCGGGCGCTGAAGGCAAAAGACAAAACGCAGTCGGCGCTGATCTCTGCGGTAAAGGCAAATCTGAAAATCTGACGACAAAAAACGACAAATACCGACAATCCGTGCCAATCCGAGAACGCCAAACTTGGAGGTACGAATATGGACCCTTATGAAAATCTGGCAAACGCGATTATTCTCCGGGCTGTTGAAGATTACCGCCTGACGGATAACGAAAAGGAGCTGGAGAAAATAGAAGCCTTTTTCCGCTCCGACTGGTTTGCCATATTGACCCGTCTCGACCCGGACCTCCTGATCAAAAAACTTCGGAAGGAGAAACGGAACTATGACGGTTAAAAGCTACTTATCACAGGCGCGTTATCTGGACATGCGCATCAAATCAAAGCTCCAGCAAATCGAGTCTTTAAACGATCTCGCCACTTCGTGCTCTTCGGTCCTTACCGGAATGCCGCGTAATCCGAGCCCTACCACTTCGCGTATGGCCGACTGCGTATGCAAGATTATTGACTTGGAACATGAGATCAGGGACGACATGAACGAGCTGCTCGACTTGAAGAAGGAAATCATGGCCATTATCAAGGCCGTGGATAACCCGGAACATCAGGCGCTGCTCGAAAAGCGGTATCTGTGCTACCTTTCTTGGGAAAAGATCGCCGTGGACATGGGCTATGACCTGCGCTATATCCACAAGCTCCACAATCGGGCATTAGAAAATGTCAAAATCCCGGAATTGGACACGAAAAGACACTGAAAGACACCTGCCCGTTATGATATGATTATAATGGGAAAAGAAAATGAGAACGGCTCACGGGGCTTCGGCCTTCGTGGGCTTTTCTTATGCCAGAAAGGAGCGATCATGGCCTACAGGAAAGTCGGCTACTTGGAGCAGGTCTGGTACATCATCAAGTACAAGCTCCGTGAACTGTTCCACGGAAGGAAGTGAAAGAATGCCAAGAAGTCCTAAGAAACCGTGTGCATACCCCGGCTGTGCAAAGCTGACGGACAGACGCTACTGCCCGGAGCACGAGAAGCTGGAACGCGACCGGTACAACAAGTATGAACGCAGCCCGGACATCAACAAGAAGTACGGCAGAGCTTGGAAGCGTATCCGGGACCGCTATGTAAAGGAGCATCCGCTCTGCGAGATGTGTTTGAAGGAAGGACGCCTCACCCCTGTCGAGGAGGTGCATCACATCAAACCGATCTCCCAAGGCGGCACCCATTCAAGAGACAACCTGATGAGTTTATGTCAGTCCTGCCACACCAAAATCCACCACGAAATTGGCGACCGGTAGGGCGGGTCAAATCTCTACGACCTTGCTATGCGGACAGCGGCGTGGGGTCACGAACGCAAAAAACAGAAATCAAACGGGGTATTAACCCCTCTGCCCTGAAAGTGAGGTGAAAAGCGTGGCAAAAGACGGTACTATGCGCGGCGGTCAGCGCGTGGGAGCAGGTCGAAAGTCGAAAGCTCTGGTCGATAAAATCGCAGACGGCAGGCTGAACGGCGCAATGATACTCCCGGAACCGACCGATATTGAAGGCGTGGATGTTCCACCGGTAAAAGAATACCTCCGCGCAGCACAGAAAAACGGAAAGGACCTGTGCGCCGAGGAGGTCTATAAGGAAACATGGAACTGGCTGAAGGCCCGTGGCTGTGAAATGTTAGTAAACAACCAGCTGATCGAGCAGTACGCCATGTCCGTATCCAGATGGATTCAATGTGAGGAAGCGATCAGCGAGTTCGGTTTTCTGGCCAAGCACCCGACAACCGGCAACGCTATCGCTTCTCCTTATGTGGCGATGAGTCAGACCTACATGAAGCAGGTCAATCAGGTCTGGTATCAGATTTACCAGATCGTAAAAGAAAACTGTGCCGTGGAGTACGGCGGCAGAAGCCCACAAGATGATTTGATGGAGCGGCTACTCACTGCTCGGAAAGGAAATTGATTATGTTTGAAAAAGTAAACCCCTCGCATCCCGACAAGGTGGCCGACCGCATCGCCGGAGCCCTCGTCGATATTGCGTATCTGAAAGCTGAAAACCCGAAAATCGCCGTGGAGATACTGATTGGCCACGGCGTTTGTCACATTATCGCGGAAACCTCGGTGCATCTCACCAATGAAGAGGTGCAGGATACCGTTTCCCGCATCGCCGGTAATCTTCACGCGGACTATTTCGAGGTCCCGCAGGATGCGATGCTGGCCGAAAACCAGAACGACCACATTCGCTGCGGCGACAACGGAATCTTCAAAGGCGTCCCGGTGACTGACGAGCAGCGCGAACTGACGCGGATCGCCCGCTTCCTTTACGATGTGTATCCCTTTGACGGCAAATACATCATCGACGGCGACCATCTCGTGCTTTGCCAGAGCCATGCCGAGACCGAACACCTGAAGGAAACCTATCCCACCGCCATTATCAATCCCCTCGGTGACTGGACTGGCGGCACGGATGTAGACTCTGGCGCTACCAACCGCAAGCTCGGCTCCGACATGGGTGATTCCATTACCGGAGGCGGTCTGCACGGCAAGGACCTCTCCAAAGCCGATGTCAGCATCAACATCTATGCGTGGCTCAAGGCACAGGAAACCGGCAACCCGGTCGAGCTCTGCTGCGCCATCGGTGACGACATGGTGGACGGAGTTCCATATAAAGAAATTGTAGAAACGGCAAAGCAGTTCATCCGCGAGAAAGGCGGCTTCGAGCGCTTCGCTGAGTGGGGTCTGATATGTTAATTGAGAAAAAGAAAGCTGCGGAGCTTCTGCCCGCTGAATACAATCCTCGTAAGGACCTAAAGCCCGGTGACGAGGAATACGAAAAGCTGAAACGCTCCATCGAGGAGTTCGGATATGTGGAGCCGGTCATCTGGAATAAGACGACCGGTCGCGTCGTTGGCGGCCACCAGAGGCTAAAAGTCCTCATTGATCTTGGCATCACCGAGGTTGACTGTGTGGTCGTGGAGCTGGACGAGGCCAAGGAAAAGGCTCTCAACATTGCTCTCAACAAGATCAGCGGCGATTGGGACAAGGACAAACTTGCCCTTCTCATCGCGGACCTGCAGGGCGAGGACTTTGATGTGTCGCTCACCGGTTTTGATCCGGCAGAAATTGACGACCTGTTCAAGGACAGCCTGAAGGACGGCATCCATGACGACGATTTCGATGTGGATGAAGAACTGAAAAAGCCCACCTTCACCAAAGCCGGTGATGTATGGACGCTCGGACGGCATAAGCTCGTCTGCGGCGACTCCACCAAAAAGGAAACCTACGAAACCCTGCTCGGTGATGTGAAGGCCAACCTCGTCCTGACCGATCCTCCTTATAATGTGAACTACGAAGGCAGCGCCGGAAAGATCAAGAACGACAACATGGCAAATGACGCCTTCTATCAGTTCCTACTCGACGCCTTTGTCAATATGGAAGCCGTCATGACGGACGACGCCTCCATCTATGTGTTCCACGCGGACACCGAAGGGCTGAACTTCCGCAGGGCTTTCGTTGATGCCGGGTTCTACCTCTCCGGCTGCTGCATCTGGAAGAAGCAGTCGCTGGTGCTCGGTCGTTCCCCGTATCAGTGGCAGCACGAACCGGTGCTCTACGGCTGGAAGAAGAACGGAAAACACCAGTGGTACACGGGCCGCAAGGAAACCACGATCTGGGAGTTTGACAAACCCAAGAAAAACGGCGACCATCCGACCATGAAGCCGATTGCGCTTCTGGCGTATCCGATCATGAACTCTTCCATGAGCAATGCCGTGGTTCTGGACCCCTTCGGAGGCTCCGGCAGCACGCTGATTGCCTGCGAACAGTCCGACCGCATCTGCTACACGGTCGAGCTGGACGAGAAGTTCTGCGATGTCATCGTCAAGCGCTACATCGAACAGGTCGGTTCCTCGGAGGGTGTCACCGTACAGCGTGACGGCGTCACTTTCCGCTTCGACGAAGTGTCAAATGTAGACGAATAACAGCCACATATTCCTTGCGATATTTGGTACATATATTTCGCCCGAATCGCTTGCTATTTCAGGCGTTTAGAGTGATATATGTAGTACCAAAAAACAAGGAGGTACAACCCATGAAAAAACTACACTACAACGCAACCGGAACCGAGCGCAAAGAACTGGTCGGAGTCATTTCCAAGGTAATCGGCATGAAGCCGGTTTACAAGTTCATGCCCACCTGCGCCTTCGTCATCGACAACATCACGGTCGAGAAGGACGGCACGATGGTCTGGGACGAGCGCACCGATCAGGACACCATTGAGTCGGTCATCATCGCGCTGGCCGCAGCCGGTTTCAACCCGGAAAAGGAAGATGCCGAAGCCGAGGAAACGGGCCTCGTGATTGAGATCCCGCTCGACAAGGTTTCGGTCGGCAACCTGACAAAACTGCTGGACGCAAAAGGCAGCCTGATCAAAAAGGCGCTCGGCGTGGACGACATCCGCATCGAGATTAAAGAGGACCGCATCGCATTCCCATGGTTTTCGGAGCTGCCCTCGCCCGAAGAGATCAAAGCCTACTCCCACTTCATCGCGGCCCTTTGCGAAATGAGCCGGAACCAGAAGCGGATCACTGCCAAGGAAAAAGAGGTCGACAACGACAAGTACGCATTCCGCTGCTTCCTGCTTCGCCTCGGCTTCATCGGTGACGAATTCAAAACCGAGCGCAAGATACTGCTTCGCAACCTCTCCGGATCCTCCGCTTTCAAGAGCGGCGCGAAAAAGGCCGACACTGACGGAAAGGAGGAAAACGCAGAATGATGCCTTTCATTTCTAAAGCAGCCTTACAGCGGCTCCGTGACCGCTACAAGCCCGGTACCCGCGTGGAACTGCTCCACATGGATGATGTTCAGGCTCCTCCGGTCGGTACGAAAGGAACCGTGATCGGCGTCGATGACATCGGCTCCATCATGGTCAAATGGGACAACGGCTCCGGCCTGTCCGTCGCCTACGGTGAAGACAGCTGCAGGGTGGTGAGCGACAATGACTGAGAAGATTAAGGAACAGATCATCGCCATCCGGGACACGGGTCTGACGAACATGTTTGATACGAACACGGTCCAGCGCCTTGCCTACGAGCGCAACTTCTACGAGCTGGTGGTTTTCATCGAGGAGAACCGGAAAGAATATGTGCATTTCATCCTTTACGGAGAGGCATAAACTACACAATTTCAGCCCGGTCAAATCCCCGAAAGATTGTGTACTATATTTGCGCTAAATGACTTGCTATTTCAGGCGTTTAGAGTGATATATGTACATGCAAAAAGGAAAACCGAATGGAGG